CAAAGATCTATGCACACAACCTTGGTTGGTTCATAATGTAAGCAATACTATTAACGTCAAACCAGACGAGTGGGAAGAAGTAGAAAAATATATTTATAAGAATAGAAAATACTTCTGTGGAATCTCTTTACTACCTATCTCTGGCGATAAAGATTATCCACAAGCACCATTTACCACTGTTTACCTACCAAGCGAGCAAGTCGCCCATTACGGTGACGCATCATTATTCGTGAGTGGATTGATCGAGGTTGCATTGACGCTTTGGGAAGACAACTTGTGGGCGGCATGTGACAGTCTACTTGGAGTCGGAGAAAAAATTAAAGGCAACGGAAAGAAAGCATGGTCTGATAGATGTAAAAAGTTTGCCGGAAAATATTTTAACGGAGACCTAAGACAGTTGACTTACTGTATGAAAGATGTATACAACTGGAAAGAATGGGTTGACATGAATCGTGAATACAAAGATGTTGATTTTACAAATGTTATCGAGGAAACTAACAACGTAGTACCAGAGCAGGAGATCGCCTGCGCAGGAGGAAAATGCGAGATATGAGTATCCACCCAGACGAGAAAGCTAGAGAACAGATGCTAAAAGAGTCACAGAATAAACATAGAGCGCCTTTTCCAACTTGGAATGGTCCTGTTTTAAATGTTAAAAAACTTAATGAGAACGCCACTGTCCCAACTAAAGTAAACAGATCGGACGCTGGATACGATCTCTATGCTCTAGAGGGAACTATAATAGATAAGCATTCTCACAAACTTATAAAAACCGGTATATCTATGCAAATACCAGACGGTTACGTTGGACTGATTTGGCCTAGATCTGGAATGGCATACAAACACGGCATAGATGTGTTTGCCGGTGTAATAGACTCATCTTATAGAGGAGACGTTGGAGTTATACTTTACAACTCTCAATACAGTAATTACAATATAGAAAAAGGCGACAGGATAGCACAGATAATATTTCAAAAAATAGAAGATTTTGATTTACATGTGGTAGAAAATTTGGACGATACTTCAAGAGGAGCAGGAGGGTTTGGTAGTTCTGGTAAATAACACTAACATAAGGTATTTTAATGACAAAGAGAAAAACCAGAAAAGAAAACGTATCCCCGCAAAAAGTAAAAGTAGTAGAAGCAAAAACTTCTAACCAAAAAGATTACATTAGAGCGATTGTAGAAAACGATGTTATATTTTGCACTGGTCCTTCAGGTTGTGGTAAATCATTTATAGCATCTGGGATTGCTTCTGAGCATCTACACCGTGGAGAAATAGATCAAGTACTTATAACAAGACCACTGGTTTGTACAGGTAAGGATCTTGGCAGTTTGCCCGGAGATTTGCTAGAAAAGATAGCGCCCTATCTTCTTCCAATGCAAGAAAATTTTAGACACTTTCTGGGTCGTGCATACTATGGCATGTACTATAATGAAGGTAGAATAAAATACCAACCTCTTGAGGTTATGAGAGGTTCTACGTTTCACAACACATATATGATATTAGATGAAGCGCAGAACTGCACTTGGGAGCAGATTAAGATGTTTATAACCCGTATGGGTCAAGGAAGTAAAGTTATCATCAATGGTGATATTAGGCAGACCGACCTTAGATCCAAAAGTGGACTTGAAGAAATTATCGACAAACTACAAGACCTTGAAGGCGTAGGTATCTGTAGATTAGGATATAGTGATATACAAAGAAATGGAATATTAGGACAAATATTAAACAGGTTGGAAAACTAATGCCGATATATGATTATGAATGTAGAGACTGTGGAGCAGAACTTAGTGACGTGTTCCAAAAGGTTACAGATCCAGAGTTAAAGAGGTGCGATACCTGTGGTAAGGATTCTCTTTACAGGGTAGTCACTGGTGGTCTTCACAGTTTTATGGCAGGAAGCGATACTATAGGTAGCGTTGCAGACAGAAACACTAAGGAAAATAAAAACAAAATCAATGAAATGGAAGTTATGAAGCGTGAATCACAACCAAAAGTTGAAAAACCTTGGCATCACGAACATACAACAAAATCCATGAAAGACATAAATAAAATGTCTAACGAGCAAAAAACAAAATACATAATGGAGGGAAGATGAAGTATTTAAAAAAAGATCAAACTGAAGAAATTAAAGTAAACAAAGAAGTAGACTTTAATAAGAACGGAACACAAGTATCGTCTACTAAAGAAAAAGTATTCGCGAAGATTGTTGAGTCAGAAAAAAACAATAACTATCTTATAAAAACCTATAACAATGAAATATATGACCCTATGGGTTTAAACTCCAATAGAGAAAGATTCTTACAAACAAAATTAAAAAGAGTATCAAAAGATACATTTGATTTTTATTTAATATACTTACAGACTAACAATTCTATTTACCTAACAAGAGCAAACAGGAGATTCATAAATGAGTAAGCGAGGACCATTGAGTAAGATTGAAAAGTTTTACATTGAGCAAAATTTAGAACTAGGAGTGGATAAACTTTCTTCCGAGTTAGACAGAGCGAAAAGCGTTGTAAAAGCATACGCAAAAAAATGTGAACCAGTTGAGCATCAAGTACAAAAAGAACCTACTAAAATATCTGAAAATATCTTTAGCAACAAAAAGGGTTCTACAGTAATGACAGAAACGGGTTCCATGCTTGGCGATGATTTTAGAAGCAAAGTTATTGACAAGAAAAGAGCAAATTGTACTACAAATATCAGGTGAAAAAATGGATTTAAAGGATGAAGACTGGTTGCCAAAATATAGAACAAACAAAGAGGCAACATGGATAAGATGTCAACTTTCTAACAACGAAAAGATAAACTTTCATGAGTTTGATGAGTGGTTAGATTTAAAAAAGAAATGTGAAAAAGATAACTTGTTTATTAACAAGATGGTGTTACAATACAGGTCACACATGGAACCCATCGACCTGAAAGATGCTACTGGATTGTATCTAATAAGATCAGTAAAAGGTAAAATGGGTGGAGAAAATCAACACTCTTACACCGTTGGTGTTCTTAAAAATAAAAAAGTACAGAAACAAATGTGGTTAGTCCCGGAACTTATGGTAGACCTTGAGTATGAAGATGAAATTGAAAACTGTTTTGAAGAAGCAATTATCTATGACAAAACGAAAGAGAACGGATAAAAGTAAATATAAGCACCAGACGACTGGCGATCATTGCACTTGCTCTGCGTATTTAGCAGAAATGATGTGTCTTCGTCTGGCAGAATATAAAAACGAAGGCAATCTTACGTACAAGTTTTGGAACAAGAAACCTTGGGACTGGACGTTTAAGCAGCAAATGTTTGCCGCAAATAACCTTATAAAAAAGTACGGAGAAAAGGCTGTAGTCAGAGCGGCAGTCAATCAGAAATCTATATTCTCTCTAAAGAATAAACGCCTGATATCAGAAATAAATAAACAAATTAAGTTGATTGAGCAAGAAGAAATAAAACCTACTCAAGAATTAGATGTAAAGAAAGAACCGAAGACTAGAAAGAAATCATACGGAAAGAAATCTGGACTAAACAAACTTAGAGGACTAGACAATGGCAAAAAAGAAAGCGAAGAATAAATTTGAAGATGACCTCGTTAGTAATCAAATAATAAATAAATACGGAGACATCGTAGAGCAGGGAACAAAGGTTCTAGCAGACCTACAAAACTTTGAAACTATCGGTATATCTCCAGCACTAGACTTAGCTTTAGGTGGAGGACTAAGAGAAGGTAGCGTTGTTGTGATGACGGGAGATCCTAAAACCGGCAAGACTACTACATCTTTATACTTTGCTGCGAAGGCGCAGGCGGCAGGCAAAAATGTTTTCTACTTTAACACAGAGGGTAGACTAACAAAAGAGAATTTTACGGGGATAAAAGGATTAGATCCCAGCAAGATTAAGGTTGTTCAAGCAACGGAGAATCAACCGGTAGTATCTGCGGAAACTTTTCTAAATGCTATTGAGACATATGTTAAGAATACCCCTGACTTTGTAGCGATCATCGACTCTACTTCTAATATGGTTCCGCAAGACGAACTAGACGGAGAGGTGAGAGGTGGCGTTAGGGCGCAACTTCCAAGACTTTTGTCTATGTTTTTTAAACGAATTAGTAATGATGTAGCAAGAACTAAAGCGATACTAATTTTTATTACGCATAATATCGCAAACACGGGCGGTTCTAGGTGGTCTCCAGCAAAAATGTCAGATGCAGGAAACATGCTACAGTATCAAGCTGGCACAAACATGGTTATAACTCACAGAGGAAAGTGGGAAGAGAGTGACGACCAAGGTAATGACGTAGGACAGGTAGCAAACTGGATTGTTAAAACGTCTGCTGCTGGAGGTAAACCAAATACAAATGCAGTTTCCTATATTAGATACGGAACTGGAATTGATGAAATTAGAGAACTTTGTGAGATTGCTAATGAACTTACATTTATCAAACAGACAGGTGCTTGGTATACAATTATAAGCGCATTAGGATCTGAAGATAAGAGAATACTAAAACTACTGAAGAAACATGAAGTAGCAGAAGAAGCAGAAGCGAAAGAGAAGTTTTTTAAATTTCAAGGCATGGCAAGATTGAGTAAGTTTATTGAAGAGAACAAAGAAATACAAGATTTCCTATACGATGAAATAAAGAGTGTGCTATGAAAGTTTTAGGTCTTAACGGAAGAGAGTATAACCTGAATCTAAAAAAGTATATCGTAAGAGAAAACGATACAAAGAAAAAATCTAAGTATCACTTGGCAGCAAGAGACTTGCTTAAAGAAATTTTTTCTGGATACACAATCTTAGAAGAGGTAAAACTTCCGGGTTCTAGAGACCCTGTTAAAAAATCAGTTTTATTCCTTGACTTTTTCATTCCCAATGCTATGCTAGGAGTAGAAGTTCATGGTCAACAGCACTATGAATTTTCTAAATTCTTCCATAAGACTAAGGCAGGTTTCTTGAAAGCAGTAGCAAGAGATTTTATAAAAGAAGACTGGTGTAAAATAAATGAAATTGAATTAATTGCCCTTAAATATTCAGACACTATTGAAGATTGGAGACAGCAAATTGACAGCCGCTGAAAGATTGAAAGAATTTCTTGATGGTATTGATAATTACATAACCGCTAAAAACATAACGCCAACAAAGTTTAATCCAGAGTTCGCTTTAGCAGAAACGCTTTCCTTAGATGATATGCAAAGATTAACTCAAGAAGAATGTTTTGGTCATGCTTATCAATTAATGCAGTATGTAGATCATGTAGGTTCAGAGCGCGCCAGTTGTGAAAATGTGATACGATGGTGTGAGAACTCTCTCCAGAGTATTATATCTGAATTAATAAACAGTGGTGTCTGGGATACATATGCTAAACATGAAACGAAAGTCGCTACGATACTAAGAAATGACGACTTAGCAAAAAAAATTAACGAATGGAAACTAACTGCCCAAGGAAGGCTTGAAAATTTGAAGTCAAGAGAGTATAATATAAGAAGGAAGGCTGACATTCTTTTTGAAAAAGGTAAAAGAAAATGAGTGATGATATTGTAAAAACTCTTTTAGAGTCTTTGACAGATGAGCAAAAAGCAGAACTAGTAAAATCTTTGGTTAAGTCTGAAAAACCAAAAGAACAGGAAGAGACGGTCTCTTCTGACGTAGATGAAGATTTTCGTGTTACTAAAACTAAGTCTGATTTAGAGAGAGGGAGAACACCTGTGAGAGCGAGAAATAATCGCTGGGAAGATACTGGGGAATGGCAATTACCAGAAGGCGAAGAAGAATGGGGAGGAAGCAGAAAAAAAGCAGCGAGGAATAGAAGCAAGGCAAAAAAAATAAAGTTAGAATGCTCCGTGTGTGGTAAAACTTACTACGAAAATCAAAATTTGGTATATGGAGAATACCACCGATGTAATCGGTGTGGGGGCAAATAATGGAATCCAAGTTGTTGGACTTGGGCGCAGAGAGAGCGGTTCTTGCCGGTCTCTTTACCTACGGTCTAGAGTCATACGTTGAAATAAGCGATTTGATTGATCACAATAGTTTTTGTCATCAAAACAATCAACTAATATATAAGTGTATTGAGAAAATACTACTGAAAGAAACTGAGGTAGATTTACCAGCATTACTTTCTGCTGCGGATCAACTTGGTTTTTCTGAAACAATACAGACCAAGCAAGAGCTTGAGTACATTAATTCTTTGATGGAGTTCCCAGTAAAGAAAGATAATGTAATTCACTTTGCCGCTCAGATAAAAAAGTTTGAGTTTGCCAGAAAGATTAGAAGTCTTGCCAGCAAGATTGGTAGAGACATAGAAGAAATAAAAGGCGATGAGGATATTGATGACATCATTGGTATCGTAGAAAATCCTATCACAGAATTTCTTCAAGATGACGACACAAGAGATAAACCTGAAAAGATAGGTGAAGGGTTAGAAGAATATGTTGACTTTCTTATTGAAAATAAGTGCGACCAGATCGGCGTACCTAGTGGATTCGATAGGTATGATGCCGCTATTGGTGGTGGTCTTAGGCGCAAGTGTGTAGACCTAGTTTCTGCTCGACCTAAAGTTGGTAAGTCTGTATTCGGTGATAACGTTGCTGTGTCTGTAGCAAGAAAGGGTGTACCCGTCTTGATGTTAGACACAGAGATGAGTAAAGAAGATCACTTAAACAGAATCTTATCTAGTATGAGCGGAGTACCAATTAGCGAAATATCTACAGGAAAGTTTGCTCAGGATGAAGAAAAGTTTATTGCTGTAAAAGCAGCGATGGATGAGATTAAAGATATACCATATACTTATGTTAGTGTAGCAGGAGCGCCATTCGAGAATATACTTAATCATATCAAGCGATGGGTAATTCAAGAAGTGGGTACAGATGAAAACGGAAGAACGAATGAGTGCGTAGTTGTTTATGATTATCTAAAACTCATGTCATCTGCTGGTATATCTGGAAACATTCAAGAGTATCAAGCGCTGGGTTTTCAAATTACAAATCTTCATAATCTTGCAGTCAAGTATGACTTTGCATGTCTTGCATTTGTTCAATTGAACAGAGATGGTATTACAAAAGAATCTACGGACGCTGTAAGCGGTTCTGACAGACTTATCTGGTTGTGTACATCATTCTCCATCTTTAAAGAAAAGTCAGCAGAGGAATTAGCAGAGGATGGTCCAAAGGCAGGTAATAGAAAACTTGTGCCTATTGTTTCTAGACATGGACCCGGAATGCAGGATGGAAACTATATAAATCTAAGAATGGACGGTGACTACGCAAAGCTATCTGAATTAAGAACAAGAGATGAGTTTATAAAATCTGGAACTGATGATGCCATAGAGGGTGCAGAACTACCTTTTGAAGAGGATACTAATGAGTTATAAAGCAAACTTTAAAGGTGGTCCAAAGCATGACGAAACAATTATATTGTCAAGTGTGCAGAAAGTTTATAGCGTTACTACTGTATATGATGTAAGTGGATTTAGAACTAAGTCTAAATATAATTTAGTAAAGCAAGAAGGTGAGAACTTATATTATCAATTAGATGAAGAAAGATTTGATGGAGTTGATCCAACTCCTTTTGAAAGGAACTCAAGATGAGTATCGTGCCGTTGTTTATAGCAACACTCTGCTATGTGCTAACTTGCATATCAAACCTAAAGCAAAGGGACTATCCTCACGCACTGGTTTGGTTTGCCTACACTCTCGCTAACTGTGGACTACTTTGGTATGAATGGAACAAAACAAAAGCTTGATTTAAATAAAGTAAAAGATCTTATACTGGACAATATAGATGTATTATTAGAAGACTTAGACTTAGATTATGAATGTATGTCTGACAATATCTTTATGAAGTGTCCTATACACGGTGGAGATAATGATAAAGGGTTGTCAATATCTTTAGCTCAAAAAAATTGGCGATGCTGGACTCGCGGTTGCCACGAAGATTTTGGTACTGATATATTTGGTTTTATTCGTGGGGTCAGGGAAGACCCTACTTTTTCGGACACTCTCAGGTATGTATGCAAACTTTATAATATTGGAAATGAATATAAGTCTACATCGACTAAACCTAAAGTTAAGAAAAGCGAGTTTGACGAGATAGTTAACATATTTAGCAAAAAGAAAAAGACTATGAAATCAGAATACGTTAGAGACGTAGAAACCCTAAATAATTCATTTTATTTTGAAAAAAGAGGATTTTTACCTGACACACTGGAGCATTTTGGAGTACAAGATTGTATAGATAAAAATTCTAAGATGTGGAATCGCGCTATAATTCCAGTCACTTTTGAGGATAAAGAGGTGGCATACATAGCGAGAGCAGCAAAAAATTTTATACAACCTAAGTATTTATTCTCCAAAGGATTCAAAAAAACAGAATATCTGTACAATTATGACAACGCAATAGAAATCGCTAAAGAAAAACACGCTTTGTTCCTTGTGGAAGGACAGGGTGACGTTTGGAGAATGTACGAAGCGGGCGTAAAGAACTGCGTGGGTCTTTTTGGAAAGGATATATCAGAGACTCAAAAATCTCTACTTATAAAATCAGGCGTTACTGACTTGGTGGTACTAACGGACAACGACCAAGCAGGGAGAGAAGGTAGAATGAAAATACAAAGAGAGTTAAACAGGATGTTCAATTTGATTTACCCCCCTATGCCTAAGAAAGACGTAGGCGATACATCTGTTAAAAAAATACAAAAACATATTTTATCCCAAGTGGAAGGACTTTACTAATGATTCTAGGTATATCTGGAAAAAAGCAAGCAGGAAAAACTACAATTGCCAATATTATTCATGGTGATATTTTACTTAAAAGTAACATGATCAAGGACTATAATATTAGTGAAGAAGGTAAGCTGCTTATTAAAACAAGCAACTCTAGCGCCCAAGAGGGTTGGGGCGAGTTCGACATAGAACGCAAAGACGAAGAGTTTGTAGAGTATGCTCACTACAACATGTGGTCACACGTAAAACTTTATAACTTTGCAGATCCAGTAAAAGATATGTGCATTAATTTGTTTGGACTTACATATGAACAGGCATACGGAACAGATGAACAAAAGAACCAGACCCTTTCCGACATTCGCTGGGAGGATATGCCACGGTTTCAGAACATGAAGTTGATGAAAAAGATGCCTATAGATGCAAAGAAAAGTTGGAAATGGCGTGAAGGAGAAATGACAGCGCGTGAGTTTATGCAGTTTTTTGGAACTGATATCATGCGCAAGATTCATCCAAATGTTTGGGCAAACGCATGTATAAATAAAATCAAAAAAGAAGGTAGCGATTTTTCTATTGTGGCAGACGTAAGATTCCCAAATGAAGTCGAAGCTATTAAAAAAGCAGGAGGAAAAGTCTTGAGACTGGAAAGAAATATACATGAGGATGATCATGATAGCGAGATTGCACTCGATGCAGAGAACTACGATCACGCTAACTTTTGGAAGGTTCTTGACAACAGGAATATTGACATTGGAGAAACTATAATCGAGGTAAAATCTTTACTGGAGAAAATTTAATGATAGTGACATACATAAGGTCATCAAGTTATAATGGTTACGATTACTGTCAAATGCAGTACTTTTTGACCTATGTACTTGGTCACAGATCAGATAGCGGAAAAAAAGCAGAACTTGGGACTATGGTTCACAAGGTAATGGAAATACTTGCGGGATTAAAAAAGTTCCAACAAGATAACCCTAGAAAAAAATACCTAGTCGTAGAAGATGATGCTGCTGGAAAAGTCAGAATACATAAAGACAGACTTTTAACAGATGAACTTGTTAATGAATTAGTAGATCTTAGTATAAAATGCTACGAAAAAGATTCTAAGCACAGGTGGATGCCAGCAGACAGAAAGCAAGTTTCTAAACTGAGTTGGGACACACTAAACTATAACGAAGGTCAATTTGACCCAAGGTTAAGAGACGTAGTTGATCCAGAGCCTCACTTCGATATTCCGATTGAAGAAGATTGGGCAAAGTATGAGTACAAAATGCCAAACGGAGAGGTTGTTGAAGGTAGATTAGCAATAAAAGGAACAATTGACCTTGTAACTAAGATAGATGACGACACAATAGAAGTAATTGACTGGAAGACTGGGCGTAGACTTGACTGGGCAACAGGGCAAGAAAAAGACTACAAAAAACTTACGACAGATGCTCAACTATTACTATATAATTATGCGATATCTAAACTTTACCCAGATTACAAACAGGCAATCATGACCATCTTTTTTGTTAAGGATGGTGGTCCGTTCAGTATGTGTTTCGACAAAGAAGATCAAGACAAATTTCTTGGTATGCTGAAAAATAGATTTGAAGAAATAAAGGCAAATGTCTCTCCTAAACCGTTGCGAGAAGATAGGAGTCACTGGAAATGCACAAAGCTGTGCCACTTTTATAAGAATAATTGGCCGGAAACAGACACTCCAATGTGTATACATATAGGGGAGAGGTTAAAAACTGACGGTCTAGAAAAGACTGTTAAAGATTGTACTAATGAAGGGTTTTCAATAGGTTACTACGAAGCACCGGGATAATAAAATGAAAAGAAGAGATTTTGTTAAATTAGGAGCAACTACCTTTGCTTGCGGAAATATTACAGCAACTTACGCAGATGATAAAAAGAAGGACGATACAGCAGTATTGTTCCTTTTTCTTGGAGGTGGCGCTTCTCATATTGAAACTTTTAATCCTGTACCATTTGCTCCTGCTGACAGGAGATCTGTGACCGGAGCTACTAAGACAAATGTAGCAGGCGTAGAGATTGGTGGTCTTTTTACAGAACTAGCAAAACGTACTGATAAAATTGTAATTCCTAGAGCGTTTGGTCACAGAGACCAGAATCACGCATCTGCTGTTCACTGGGTAGTCACTGGCGAAGCAAACTTCGGTGCTGGAACAAGTTCAAAATGGCCGAGTTATGGTAGCATGATGAGCAAGCATCACGGTGTAAATACAGACGAAGGTCTACCTACATACGTAAAACTAGGACAATATGATCACAATGGAGCAGCATGGTTGGGCGGTAAATACACAGGTTTTGATGCCACAAGAGAAGGTCGCAAAGACTTGCAACTACTTGGTAAAAGCGATGACTTCAAGCGCAGACTTCACGCCCTTAATGTAATTGACGGTAATTTTATCGCAAAAGAACAGCAAATGGCAAAAGACTGGAGTGATCTTCGCAATCAGTCTGTTGATATTATCTTAGGTAACGGATCAAAAGCTTTCCGTTTTGAAAACGATAAAGACTATGATAAGTTTAAGGACGCCACACTAGGGCAGGATGCCCTTACTGCAATTAGATTACTAGAA